CGTGTCTGATAATCCTGTACTGTGATCGCCAGTAACTGTTCCGCACATTCACGTACGTTAGGAAAGCCATTTTCACATGCGACTTCAATATCAAGTGATGTAATCTTGAGAGTCTTGATATCGTAGTCAACTTCGTCGGAGAACTCCTCAGAAATATACTGATATAAGAACCTATCATAACCATGTACCTCAAAATTCTCTACGTCTTTATACTTGTCCTTGAAGTCACGTGCCTGACCTACAGTATCAAATCGTATAGGTTTAGCATAGCGACCATCCAGAGTTTTGTAATCTGTGATCTGATTGCTGACTACGTAGAGAGTAGGAGAGAATTTAAACTTACGTTGAATACGTTGTCCATCCTCATATCCTATGTAGAGAAGATTGTTACCAATCAGATTTACGTTTGTATAAAAACTCATTTAGTTACCATCTTGTACTTCTCAAGAATTTCTTTCTTGGGTTCTAAGATTGTAGCAATAGTGTCAGAATAAATCAAGACATCTTCATCCACTGTGTGTAGTGGCCATGGTTCTAACATGCCATCAGATGTGATTGAGTATGGTTGTACCAGATGAGCAGCGGGTTCCTCATCCAAAGTTTCAATCTTTGTAATCAGGTAGACACCTGTCTTTAGTAAGAGGAGTTGCGTTTCCATATTGTTTCTAATTTATTTAAGTCGTTCTCTTGTCTGTAGTATTTGTAGACAGGAACGATATCAAGACCACTGTTATATACGTTACCAATATACATCCATGGACGATATTCGTCAACCCTTATCTTAAAGTAATCAGGACCGTTGAACATGAGGTGATCAAACGTTCTAGTCTCACCTACAAATAATGGCAGGGGTTGAGGGATATAGTTGTAGTACAGTGGGTTGTCTATCGGTTGATCAAATGCTACGATACCAAACTCACCATTGATTTTAGCAGGATATTCTACTACGACTTTCTTAAGTACAGTAGGTGCTTCTATTGTGATACGTTTAGCACCATGAAATTTGTGATCTGTTTTGTATGAGAAAACTACATTGTCGTATGAATCATACAGGTTTAGTTTCCTCATCCTCGTTCATAATTTTTTCTGCTTCTTTAAACATTTCATCTAGATCATTCTCATCATAACTGAGGTTGAATCTCTCTTCATGTTTCTTGAAGTTAGCATCATATCTCTCTTCATCTATAGCAGATATGTACTGCGTGGTCAATGCGTCTAGTGGATTGTACACTGTGACTACGTGACTACCTGGTAAATAAAAATCTTTATCTTTACTTAGAGGTGCCCAAGGAAACCACTCAAGTTGATACCCCTGACCCTGTGATGAGTCAACGATATCTAGTCTGAATGGTTTGTGTAGATGGTAACCTAATGGTTTATCGTTCTCTGGATCAACTATCTCTTTGACTGTAGATATAACTTCTTCACCAGTTCTCAACATCAATAGTTTAATCATTTACAACCTCAGTAGGTGTCACAGGAGCACCCTGATCTCCTGACTTTGCTCTCACGTTAGCGAGGTATGTCTGTAGGATACTAGGTGATGGTTCCATTACTGATATCACATAGTCAGGTGTGATAGCGATCTTCTGATCAATAGTAAATGGATTCCATGGAGTGTATCTGATCTTGACCTCTTGGTCTTCAAATGTTTCCATGTTAACAGGAGTCTCAGGTTGATCTATGATCCATACTTTGTAAGGTATAGTCATGATGTATGCCTGTCTCTTACCAGTCTCTTTATCAACTGCTTCTTGTAAGTCACAGATGATGTTGTCTCCATCACGTGTGAATACTAATTTAATTCTTGTCTCGTCTATCATGGCAAGGTCATGTATGCATATATTATAAAAGGGGAACTGACTTTTGTCAATCCCCCTTATGTAGGTTAGATGTAATCCTTCCTTGCGTGGTGTTCTGGTACTACTTTCTTCAGTGATACTGTAAGTAGTCCATCCTCAAATGTGACATCACCTATCTCAGTGTCGTCAGCGAGTGACCATTGTCTTGAGAAGGAACGAGCTGCTATACCTTTGTGAGCATAGCTACCTGTTTCTGTTTTCTCTTCTTTCTCTGCTTCTACAGTTAGTTTACCATACTCTGTGTAAACTTTAACTTCTTTCTTTTTGAATCCTGCCAGTGCTATCTCTAATCTGGATAGTACATTTGATTCATGGATTAAGTTATAGGGTGGATAGTTTGATGGTGTTGCGTTCCAGAATGAGTCAAAGTACTCATCCATTCCTATACTGTTCTTAGAAATTTTATCAAATAGTGTTGGTAAATCGGCAGCACTATATCTTTGAATGTTCATGGTGACCTCCTTAAGCGTCGTTAGTTTGTGTACCCGAAGCGTACACTACTAATTATAACACTTGTCTAAAATTATGAGGGTGGGTACCCGAACACTGGAAAGACTTTAGTGATGTCTGCCATCTTCTCCTTGTACCTACTGATGTATGGTTCTTGATAGTATGGCATGTAAGGTTTACCTGTGACCTTGTACTGTAGGTATGTGTAGTCAAACTGATACCTGTAGCATAGTCTGTCTGTAGTGTTACCTAACCTCCTGTGCTGCACGATACTATTATCAAAGATTAATAGGTCATCATCATTCTCCCACCAGTAATCATAGGTATATGATGACAGTCCCCACTGTAGTTCATTCAATAATCTAATTGAATCCTCTTGAGAAAAATCTTTGATACGTGTGGTGGTATTGTATGGGAAGTGTAATCCTTTAATACCCGCAGGACTCTGAATCACTAGAGGTATCTCTGTCTCTGGGTCAGGACACATGTTTTTATATACTACATTGTTCTCATCATTAACATTGATCTTATTCTCTTGGAAATTATGTATGAGCACCAGTTCATCTAGTTCACTACGGAATGACTCTGGTAAACTATAGTAGTAAGGTGATGACACCATGAACCCAGTGGCACTCTGCTGCATACCATGGTCACCGAGAAGTGCTACGCCAGGTGTGAATGCTATGTCACCAGATTCATTACTATGCCATAGTAATTCTCCACTACCAAACAAACCGTTCTTCTCTGCGACTCTGACTATGTGTCCTGTCTTAGCATGACCACCTATCCTCGCATACTCTTTTGCTACTTCACTATTATGTTCTTCTTTGGCAGCATAGTTCTGTCTACACTTGCCCCACATCTTCATTACCTGATGGAACTGATTGATGTTGATACCTGAGTTACGAATGACCATGACAAGTTGTTCCATCTGTAACTTGCCGAGTGACATCCACTGATCTCTTGTCAGTTGTTTGATGTTGATGTCATCTACAAATACACCGTATCCTTTTAGTTCTGGTATAGGAGTTATCTTCATAAAAAAAGGAGGGTTGCCCCTCCTATCTATAGTGGATAGATGAGATTCATCTGCTCCTCTTTCTCCTGCCTGATCTTTTTGTTTTTCCAAGCATCTTCACCAGTACTGAAACTAATGTCTATACCTCTGCGTCTTGTTCCTGCTGCGATGTCCTTACGGATCACTCTTGCTGCAGTCTTGAACTGCCTGTACTTACGATCTGAGAAGGTTGCGTTTCCTTCTTCGTACTGTGTACATAATGTCTCGCATGCTAGTGCTGAGATCTCACCTGAATGTGCGGTGGTTTCAAAAGTTTTTCGAGATTTCACGTTATTAATGTGTGTCGTATTTAGTGTATCACAAGTTAAAAACTTGTCAAGTTTTCTTCTTGCCTATATTGTATTTTGATTCTAAGTTCCACCCGCCCTTATCTTTATAAGATAGGACTTTGATTTGACTTAGAGGTGCTACGTCTACAATAGTATCAGGTTTCTTTATAGAAATCAACCCCCAGTCACTTAGTAACTGAATGATTCTATTGCGACGCTGAACATCATTGAGTGATAAGTTTGCTGACTTACCATCCAATGCAAATAACTCTTTAAAATGTACGATATAATACTTGCCTTGCTTGTGAAGTATGTGACAAGACTGGTATAACTTCTTCTCTTTTCTAGAAGCTACTCCTATCCTTGTTAATGTTTCTCTTACCTTTAAAAAGTCATCTGGTTCACTCAAGTTTACTTCTACCATTTGATCAGCAGTCCATTGGACTTCCTGCTCAGTGAATGAAGTGCTCATCGTCTTCCTCCCTTTTCATGTTTGTTACGAATGTATTCAAGTTGGGTGTTGGTAAGAAGACTTACTGCGATCTTCGCTTTTTCATTACTATATCCATAGTGTGATTTGACCAGATCCAAGTCCTCGACTTGTTCTTTCTTCAACCAAGGTGTGAAACGTTTACGTTTTCTCAAACTATTTAGCAAGAAGTCATATTGAAGACGCTTATCTAGGTTGGGATATTTGTTTACTTCATTAGCAAATAAGATCGCATCAATGTGTCCACTGAGACACCTGTTGACAATGTAAGGAGGATAAGATTTAACACGGTCAGGATCATCAACATACAAATGCTCTTTGGTATTGTTGATAGACGCGAGAATTTCTGAAAGATCACTACTCATAACCAATCTGGTTTGCGGGATGGGTCACGAAGATAATTAGATGCAACCCAAGGTTTGCTGCCAATGTAATTTTTGTAAGCAGTAAAAGTGTCAATGCTTGTGTCATATTTAAACCGTTCGGGCATTGCTCTGGTATAGCTCGCAGGGATATCATTGTTGTTAGGAAATATTATATTAGCATGAAGCATAGTATGTTGGCAACTATGTGTTTTGTTATATCTATGTGTGTACTCAGCACATAAAGCAAGACCATGCTTGATCAACCAACGATAGTTAGTCTGTGCCCATATAGTACAGGGATGATTACGGAACGCACCCTTCTCTGTCTTGTATGGTTCGCCATTGAGTTTAGGTAGATCACCAAAACCATGACCCCACTTGCTAGATGCTACGATAGATAACATCTGGCATGTCTCTAGTGGCATCTTGACAATGTGTTTGTCAGGTAATACCTGAGCAGACTTGATAGGGTCAGGGTCGGTTACAAATATATTCATTCGTTAGATCTCCATTGTTTCCTCATCATAACATATGTTTTGTTCTTGGCAACAATATCTCTTACTCTCTTAAATACTTTAGCAGACTCAGCATATTTACAGGTGTCATGATCT